GGATGCGAACGTGCCTGTACCAGTAATTGACGTAACAGACATTACCAAGGTAGTGCCACTGTAACTCACTATTGGACCCGTCATGCTGTTCAAGCCAGTGGAGTCAGTAACTGTCACCTGTTGGGATACTATATACGTCTTACTGGCTGACACAGTGAATGTCTTACTTCCAGTGCCTATGCTGTTACTCGTAGTGGAACTATCAGAAACAGATAAGGATGGGTCGCAGAATGGGTCAGCATTACGTAGGTAGGTTGCTAGGGTGAATGCGTTCGCAGCCGTGCGGGTTAGCTTATATGGGGCATAGCTACGATGGCATATATACATCACGTCAGCATTCTGGGCGTAAGAACCACGATTGCTCATGTACTGCGCATCGGCAAGACTATATGGGCTTGCCACAATAAGTGGGGTGTTGCTGTTGTTAAGAACCCATCCGAAGCTGCCATTGCTAGCGAAGGCTAGGAACTGGACGTATCCCGCATAGAAGCAGCAGATATAATTCTGTGTTATACCGAACTTGAACTCAACGAACGCACACTCTTGGAACGCCACCTGACTGATAAACCCAGCAGAGAATATAGCATTACCTTTGAAATTGCTTATAAAGTTCTGGAATACGTCAGAACCACTTGAGTAGGTAGGAAGGTCAAAGCGCCCCATGAGATCATGGTCTATCTGTCCACTTGAGAAGTTGCCGTATGCTCTAACGACCTTCTGTGCTGGCATAGACATCAGATCTTACCACGGCCTGCGTCTGGGTTATTGGTGCGGCGAGCATCACGGAAGCGGGAGCGTGACATACGCATAGGCTTGTTCTCCTGAGCGTTCTGAGCGGTGCTATTTGTCCACTCCTGCATAGCATCCTTAAGCAATGATGCCTTCTTGCCAGGGTCTTGAGTGTTAACCATGGCAGTAAGCTTACCGAGGATGCTGGCAAAGGTCATAATGAAGTCTGGTGAGAACTGCGTTACGTCAGTAACATCAGCGATGTAGCGTAGAACCGGCCCATTGGCATAGTACACATTGGTGTAGATTATATTGCCCTCAATAGTCGGCTTCGTCTCTTCGCTATCAATATTACCAAGGCCCAGCACCTTGAGGCAGTTTGAAGGCACTTGGTAGGCATAACCATACCCACCTTGCGAGGCACCATAATTGCTGCTAGTAGGCCATTGACTCTGATAGGCGGCGGGCACCATAGGTAATGGTGACAATATCACCCTCTGCAGGGCAAAGTTTGGCATCAGGAACTTAAGAACATGCTGACGGGTGATGTCGTACCATTGCGCAAACACGATCTCCTTATCGCTGGTCGGCGTGTCAATGTTATTGATGCTGTTCTTGAGACCTTGGGCGCCAGCGGCAAGGTTGCATATCTGAACTTTTGAATTGAATATTGCCATCCTGCTCCCCTACTTAACAAAGCGGGTGAGGAAACTTTACAATCTCCCCACCCGCTGCAACCTATGTCGGCATAGTAATCGTTAGCGCGTGGTGGCTTCCTCGATCTGGATGTCCAGGTCAATGATGCCGCCAGCGGTATTGGCTGTCGTGGTATTGGTGAGTACCAGGAAGATACCACCAATTGGTTCTTGGTCGGGACCAATACCAAGGATATCACGGATAGCCTTAGTGTTGTCCCAGCTTGATACCTTCTGCGTGATAAGATCGAGTCCGAGCGTAGGAGCAAGATGCAAGTCAACGCCACTGAAGATCTCATTACCACCACCAGATACGACTGGTGTTAAGTTACCGATGGTAGCTGCATTATCGGTTGACTTGTAGAACCCAAGATTCCACGTAGTAGCGCTGGTAAGTGCAGCGAAACGTACAGGGATAATGCGCGCCACACGGTCATCAATAGTCAGTGGGCCAGCCAGTAAATACTGGTCACCGATATTGCCGGTAGTTGCAGCCGTGCATTTGAAGCCAATCGTAGCGAGCTTTTTGCCGGTGCGGTAGTATGGGCTTAACGGAAAGCCCGCGATACCCGTGCTTGTAATAAGTGCTGGTGTCATTGTAGTTACCTTTCGTTTTGGATTATAGGATTAAGAGAACGGTGTAGCAGTAGTGCCACTACCGTTAAGATCGGCAGCTACACGCCAGAACCCATAGTCAGCATCCTCAATCTCGATATACGAGCCTGCGAGGCCGCCTTGGGTGCTTCCGTTAAGTGTGATGGTATGGCTACCATTGGCAATGAACTGGTTGGAGGTAGATCCACCAATACCGGCATAACCATAGAAGGCATCCTGAGAACCCGTCTTTGGATTGTTGCCAGACTGCACAACAAACGTATCCGTGTTACTCGTGATGGACTTCTCAAAGAACAGCCGATAGCAACTGCCCTTTCCAGTAGCGAACGGAAGCGTGAATGCCTGACCACTCTGTACGGTCAACTTAATCAGCTTCCTATCACCATCTTTCAACTCCGACAGGTTAACAGTAGCAGCGAGAATGCGTGCAGCACTAACACTCTTGTTCTTTTCCCCTTGGAGCTGGTCTAGTCGTGTTTTCTTAGGACGTGACATGATTCACCTCTTAGATGGTTGTGGTGATGATGATGACGCGAACACCTTCTGTGCGCATTGCATTGATCCAGAGGTCGATAGTGATATCGAGGGAGTTGACCTTCTCGGAAGAACGCTCGACGCTCATGTCACCAATTTCCATCGCCATAGCGATAGAGTCAGGTGCCAAGGCCACGCAGCTACGGGTCGTAGAACCCTCTGGCAACACAGGGTAGCTAATCGTGCCACCACCGGTGCTAGAACCAGCGAATACCTGCACCTGGTACGTGCCAACCTTCTGGGCCATACCAGCAACTTCGACGGTAGTAGCAATGTACTCCTGTGCAATAAACTGGTCTTCACCCATCAGATCTGAGTTCTCGTTACCAGTAACGCAGAGAGTAGCACCCTTGAACTCATCATACTGCAAATCGCTGTTGATGAATGTTGCGGTGATTGCCTGCACGACCTCGTAAACGAATCCACCAGTGCCATCAATCGTGATAACACCATCAGATGCCGCAGTTACGCTCGTAGGCGCCGTATCAGGGCCGCCAACAAGGACAGAGCCAACGGCAGCAGCAATACCAACGCGGTCAATAATACGCTCTTTGGCATTGTTGAGCTGGTTAAGGATATCGCTGGTTGGGTCCTTCAACAGCTCATTCACATCATACTTCATGTCGATTTGAATGGTCTTGGTGAAACGACGCTTGGTGAACAAGCGGTTATCCAGCGCGTAATCGCCGAACTGCTTGTCGGGGTTACGTGCATCAACCTCATCGAGCTCTAAGCGTCCGATACGGGCGAAGTTTGATGTTTTGCCTTTGCTGGGCAGGAAGCGGATTGCTTTAGTCTGCACGAGCTTAGACTTGGTCTGTTGCGCCAGAGCAAAGAAGCTGTCCTGGAAATTCAGGCGCGCTGCTTGGCTGATACTAGGACTGGTAGTAAATGATAGTGACATTGGTTAACTCCACAAAGGGTTGAATGATTGATTTCAAAGCTGTTTGTGAAGGTGTCCCAGAGTGCTGGGGCTTCTAGCCGTTAGGGTGGCTTAGTCCTCTCAGCGGGGCTCGATAGAGCGTGTCCGATGAAGCAACATACCAAATGTGGTGATTATACGCAAGAGAGATATTGTGTGGAATACGATCTGTAAAAAGAAGGGGTAGATGGACTGAAACATCTACCCCCCAAGTTGGACCTGAAGCGATTGCTAGGCAACGCTAGCTGTACCGTAAACCTTCTTGTACAGCACCTCGTAGCCAATTCCCTTATTAAATGTGATGTTACGTTGCGTGGCAACTGCCTTGAGCTGCTCGAAAGTAAGGCGTGATGACTTTGACTCAGAACTGGCATTCATGTCTTTACCGGCCTTGCGACGTACCGGCTGGACCTCCTGCTCTATCCCTTCCTCCAATGTCACCTTATGCAAGTCATGGCGACGGATCTGGTCATCGGCAATGATAGGCTCAAAGCGCTTAGGATTGAATCCCTGCGTGCGGTGGTCATATAGGTTGAAGCGTTCTGCCTTATCGGTTATTGCATATTCCTCTAACTGTAACACCTTAATGGCATACTCTGAGAAGGCAATACGCCGCGCAG